GTCAGGTTCAGCAAATATGCTAATGTTTAATTTAATATACTTCTTACCATTGTATTCGTATGAATGCTCTAAGGCATCTGTGATACATAGGCTTGAACTTAGGAAAGTATCGTTAATTTTTTTACCGCTTCCTAATCTGATAGGTTGTTTTTTTTCTTCGTTCATTGTTATTGGTTGTTTAAATATTCGTTTATTAATTTAATTGTATGTCCAAATCCTAATCCAAATTCTGCTTTATATCCCTTTCCTCTTAGCTTTAGCATCATTGTTTCCTGTTCCTCATGATGTGCGTTCTTTCGCATTGAACCATCTTTTTTAAATACCACATTATTTATTGTTTTTAATTCAATAAAGAATCCATTATAACCCTTTCGTGCTTCTGCTAAAAATAAATCAGGATAAGCATTTGAATATTGCAATGCTTTGTGGCGCTTAGCCATCCCAATGCTCATTCTCATCCCTGAACTAAAGTCAGTCCTGAATATAACATAGGGGTACATTTTTCTTATGTAGTCGCAAACCAACCTGTGTAAGTCTTTCTCTAACATTTCATAAAATTAAAATAAACTTATTCACATTTAAAATAAAGTTATTAATATCAGCAGCATTTTATAATTTAGGTACAACAAGTTTTTATAATTTATGTCACAAATTTTTATAAAACCGTGACAGATTGTAACGGTTTGCGGTGAATAACGATACTATTCTACGCAGATTTGCAATGATTAATTCGGTATTTCCGAATTAGTAGTAATCAGGACAGGATTCGAACCTGTATATCCAATGTTAGGATTGGTGTCATAATTTATATGTTTTTGAATGTAATTAATTAATCTGCGCGTATTTATATTCTTTTGCACCTACTTTTAATGTTTCTTAAATGTCGCATAAACCAATCATTAGTGCTTTATATGGCACATTGTGCATGATTTATCCGTCAAAATTCATGCAATATGTAAAGTAAATAGTTGATATTTTGTTAAGCTATTGGTTTACTTTTGATTAAATATGCGCAGTATAACTACTGAATTTGGCACAATTACACTTCTAAGATTGTCAATTTATATGCGGCCAAAACTCAATTAAATGTTATTATTTGGCAAAGTATAATGTTAAATGCTTCGTCATAAAATAACGGTTATGTCGGAAATATTCCGAATTATAGTCATTAATTTATCGCTCATTAAAATCTTGTTTATCAATCATTCTACCATATCAAAGTCAATCCTATTGTCATTCATTAACTCTCTTAATTTATCCCTTACCTCATCCAGTTCCTTGTCTTTGTATTTTATTTCGCTTCTTAACCATACATCAAAATCCCACAAAGTGCTATACATTTTTAATGCTTTTGTATGCAGTTCAAATTCTTGGTTATCTTCAGGTAGATTAAATTCTAGGATTGCTTTCATAAGTTTCCCCATTGAGTAGCCATTGCCTGTGCTATGCCTGGAAATGTTTTACTTCTTAATGTTCTTCTTTCACCAGGCGATTTAGCTTTCTGTAATGCTTCGTAATACCACATTGGTTGCCTTTTATTTTTACCTGTCTTTCTATCCTTAAACTCAAAAAAATCACCTTTAGATACAATATTTGTAGATTCTAATTTTGGAAGATTTTTAAGCCATAAACAAGTTGATTTAGATGCTGAATCACCAAACATATAAGGTTGTATTATTTGGTCAGGTTTTCTTATTTTAGAAGAAATTACACTAATAGGATTTTCAATTGCTATTTTAGGAATATTTGAATTCATTAAATCCTGTACAAAATTTAATGCTTCTTTTTGATTATTATACCTTTCTTCGTTTATACTACCATCTTTATTATATAACCATCTAGCACCACTTACTGATAAAAAAGTACAAGGTGGATGTGCAATCATTAAATCCCACCCCTTGTCTATTATTTCAAATATATCTTGTTTAAAATGCCATTCAGGATAACCACCTGAACAATTTAATAAATCGCAACTAAATGCTTCGTGTCCTAATTCTCTAAATGCTTTTGTTACTGCTTGACTTTCTTCACAGGCTATTAATACTTTCATTTTTTTTGTTTTTATATGGTTTATAATTTCATTTCTTTAAATTCCATCCGTTCACCTATAAATTGAAAAGGAATGTTTTTTAAATTACCGTGCCGATTCTTTGCTAACTTAACAATACATTTACCTTCGCTGCCATAAGTTATTCCATCAACTTCTATTTCTTTTATTCCGTATGTTTCAGGTCGCATTAAAAAGATAACTGAATCTGCATCCTGCTCTATGCCTCCGCTTTCTCTAAGGTCTGAAAGTTGCGGCATCTTATCGTTTCTGCTTTCAACTGCTCTGCTTAATTGACTTAATGCCATTACTGGTATGTTTAACTCCTTTGCTATTATTTTACACCCTCTGCTTATTTCTGCAATCTCGCTTTCTCTATTTCCTTTCCTGTCTACTCCACTCATAAGTTGAAGGTAATCAATACAAAGAAATTCAATGTTATATTTTCTTTTTAGTATGGCTGCTTTGCTCCTTAAATCTCTGATGTTTAAACTTGGTGTATCATCAATGTACAATTTTGCTTTTTGCAATCTTTCCTCACTTGCCATTAGCATAAACTTTTGTGCTTCTGTAAGGTTGTTAGTCCGTAAATAATGATGTGCTATCCCACTATCCAAACTTATTAATCGGTTAACTAACTGCTCCCCTGACATTTCCAAACTAAATATTCCTACTGGTTTATCTTGCCTTAATACGTTAAGGATTGCATTCAACATAAAAGCAGTTTTACCCTGTGCTGGTCTTGCTGCTAGTATAATTAAATCAGGATTAACCCATCCACTAATATATTTGTTTAAACTCTCCCATCCTGTATCAATTCCTATCTGACCATTTTCTAAAACTGCATCCCTTTCTTTAGCTAGACTCATGATGTAATGAGCCATTCCCTTTTCACTATTTTTATAAATACTTTCCTGTGCGTTTAATATTTTATTAGAAGCATTATTTAAATGGTTTTCTATTTCTCCCTGATAAGAATCATTTACTAATTCCTGACCAATTACAATACCTTTTCTTTGCAGGTAATTTTGTTGTAGAATTAATATCCAATCATTCATTGATGAACTGCCAGTAACATTATTTGTTAGTTTAACAACTTCAAATGCTCCGCCAACTGTTTCCATTTGCTCGTTGGTAGTTAGGTGCTGGCAAACTGTTACAATATCAATTGCACTCATTTTATCATATAACCCCTGTATTGCTTTAAATATTAATTGATTTTTAGTTTGGTAAAAAAATTCTGATGTAATTTTAGCAATGTAGGTATGAACACTATTCTGCTCGATTAATAATACACCTAAAATCCTATCTTCAACATCTTTGTTGTTTGGTGGTGCTTTTGTTGTCTTAGCCATTTTAAGCCTGTTTTTTGGTTATTTAATTGGTTCGTGATAGATTCTATCAAAAGTAATTTAAAATCAAACCTTGCTACCTTAAAATGCGTTTAAATAGCATTTATACTCATTTAAGGATTAAGAATGTATTAAAGAACAATTTTTGTTAAAAAATCCCTATTATTTATTTCTTTACTTTCTTTCTTTGCATTGCCATCCCCAATGGCATCCCCAATAGCCCCCCCATTTTTCCAACGTAAAGCAGCACCAATTTTACCCTTATCACTTAGTTTTTTTCTCATCTCTAAATGTTCGGTTAATCTTTTAGAAAAGAAACCATTTTCAGCAATTGTAAACAAATTAAATTCTTCAATTACTGCCTTTACTTTTACCTCATTTGTCTGCATCTGCATTGCCAGAACTGGGGTAATGTTCATGGGTAGAATGCCCCCAGCCTGTGCCAAGTTTTCAACTAAAAACCAATAGATGCCATAACCTTCCATCCCTAATTGTTGCCGCAAAAATAGAATCTTTACATCATTACTTGCTGCGTAATCATGGCTAAAGTAATAAGATTTATTCATTAATTTTTATTTTACGTTTGTTTTTATCAAAAATTATTTCTATAATTCCTTTATCCTGAAGTTCATTTAGCCAGTTGGTAATTGTCATTGTAGATACTTCAAAGCAATCTGCATAATGGGCATTTGATTTTTCTAGTGCTTTTGTATGCTGAAGATAAACATAAAAAAGTTTAGCTGAATTATTTATTTTAAAATCGAATATATTTGAATTTATGCTTATCATGATGTAAATTTAAGGGGTGGAATTAACCACCCCTAGTTAATTAATTAATTTCTTTGTAAATTCTCCTTGAATCTTTTTTATTCAATACTGAAAATTCACCATACCTGATTGCCCTACCAAACTTGTTAGTATGTGAAATAAATTCACAAAGGACATTTACTCCCATTGCACGAAGGTTTGTAATCCTTGCAGTTGGGTTAAGGATTCCATTCATCACTAAGTTAAGTGATGTTTGTTTTTCTGTTAGAAGCAAATTTAATACTTCTGCATTTTGATTTGTTGGTGCTGTCATTGTTTTGTTTTTATGGTTGAAAATTGTTTACTAAGTGAATGATGCTAGAGTGATGCATCTTTAATTTTTTACCTATCTGCGTTAAATAAAATCCATTATCTCTAGCTTCTTTAGAAAAATTAACCCTTTGCAATACTGTTTCATATTTACGATTATTAGCAGTTAATTGTTCATAGGTAATGTTATTTGTTATAAGATATTTCTTTGTCCATTCATCTATATCTTTTTTTTCAGGAATAAATTGCTTTACTTCTTTCTCAACTATCTGTACCCTAACAGTTTCTAAAGGATATTTATCAAATAATAAAGATATTTTACCTAAAGCATAATCATCGCATTCGGTATATAACTGAATGTATTTTAGTATTGTTTTTAAATTATCGTTCATTTGAAATTTGATTATAAAGGTTATTAATATATTCTCCAGCCATATGTATTTTTTGTAAAAGCAATTCCATATCACCAATGTTTGCTTCAATCCTAAAGATAAACATTTTTAAGTTATCAGCTATCTGGGGACAATAAGAAACATAATCACAAAATTCGCTTTCCGTTACTATCATATCACTTTGGCATTGCCAGTAATATTGTTTGTAATTCTTTTTAAAATATTCCTGACTATCAATGCAACCGTTATTAATATGATTTGAATATTGGTAGGGGCATTTAATTTGCACTATTCCACCACCTTCAATTAACCCATCAGGTGTACCACCATACAGACCGCTAATTGATTCAATATACCCTGAAGGATTAACTTTGTTTCCTGTCTTACCTTCATAGAATCTTATGGCTTCATTCTCTAATTCTAAACCATGATTGGTTGCATTGCTAGTAAATTCCCTTTGTACCCCTGTTAAACGTTCGGCAAGTTTACTTGTTAAATATTCTTTTGTACTTACTGATAATTGCCCTGCTTCGCTTTTTAACTTTGGTTCGGTCATCAGGTTGTAAATGGTTGATGAAGTAAGTTTGCCCATCCTTTGGGCAAACCACTCGCTAGAATATTGTTCTATCATTTTAAGGCTTTTATTGTTAGTAAATCTTTATCCCTTAATACTAAGTGCGCTTTTGCTTTCTCAAATATATCCCTTTCCCCATCATTGTACCTTGCTACTAAGCTAATCATTTTATCATCAGTCATAAAAGGTTTAATATCTTCTTTAGGCTTATGGTCATTGGTAGCATCTGCATCTTTAGTATCATCAATTAAAAATAAACCATTCAATGCGTACTTTCTTGCGTAGCTACTGGATGCCCCGAATGATTGTGCTATATCCATTCCTTTTCGATTTGGTTCTATACCAGCGCAAGCACTAATTGTTATATCACCATCTTTGTCTTTAAAAATAACCCTGCTTTCGCAGTAGATAATTCCTCCTGCTTCTTTAATTGCATCACTTATAACAAGTAAGCAATCATATTTTAAAAGTAAAGGCTTTACCGCTTCGAGGATATCCTCGCAACTTCGGTACTTGTACTTTCCAAACGCATTAGTTTGGTTTTTGGGTGCTTTTAATTCACTTTGAATTTTAATTAGATTGCTCATTTTGTTTTGTTTAAAAAATTAATAATTGCATTTCTTGGAATAACACTTAAAGTTAAATTGTTTTCATTGCATAATTTTTGATAAAGTAAATAATCACTCATTTTAAGACGGCACGAAATTAGTTTTGACCGTCCTGTTCCAGCTTTAATTTTGATTAGGTTGCTCATTTTGTTTTTTTATTTGGTTAAATAATTCATTGTAAACTATATCTTCTGTTATCCATTCGGCTAAATCTACTGAATGCCATTTGTCAATTCCTAAATCATCTAAATTATCACCATCCCATCCTATAAAGTAATCTACTATTACATATTCTGACTGCTCCCAATCGGTAGGATGTTCGATGTATAATTCTATACTGTCTTTCATACTAAATTAATTATATGGTTACACGATTGTGTTATCGCAGTTTTAAATTCTGATGCAGTAATTACTTTGCCTTTATCAATAAATTTTGTTATTACTTGAGGACAATTTAAAGAAGTAATATCATTAATTTTCCAATTGCAAATCGCTAAATTTTCTGATATTATAGCAAAATAAGAATCTGTAATATGTGAATTTTCTATTTTAAAATAATAAGGCAATTCAATATCAATTTCGGTTTCAATTTCGGTTTTAAATTTGTATTTCATGTTAAAAAAAGTTTAAAATGTTATCGGCAAATAAGGCTACCAAAATAATGATTGTAATAATAATCGCATCGTTAATTTCTTTGTCTGTCATAATTTTCTTTTAATAAGTTATAAATGTAGTTAATCCATTCGTTGAAATCATTTGCTGGGTTTGGTGGGTTTGTTGTTTTCATTTAAGTTTGAATAAGTGGTTACTGAAAATTGTAAAAAGTTAAATTTTTCTTTTGGGTATGCTTTTTTAAATTTTTTAAATTCTGCTTTTAGTAAGGTTTCGTTTGCTCCTAGAAAGTTGTACAAATCTTCGAGCATTTTTAGTTGGCTTGGTTTCATTTTTGGTTTATTTTATTTTTAAAAATTAGTGCTTCAGATTTTAAATAAAACCCTTTGATTATTTCTTTACCTATCATAACTGTATATGTTGGATAAGTAAAAGGATTTTTTATTTTAATTGTTGCTTTCATAATTTAATTTTTTACTTGTTTTAAAAGTTTAGCTAAAAAGTTTTTTGCTTTTTTTTCTGAAGTTGTAGCAAACCTGCATTGGTTAGCGCTATCAATTACCATGTAAGTTTTTGAACCGTTAAATGTAATTTTTGCGTAAGTCATTTTGTTTGTTTTTTCGTTTATGCAGTTGATAGGATGCTGCACCCCCTTTTAATTTAAATATTCTTGCAAGTAAAATATAAATCATTACAATGTTCTTCATTTCTATATTCAATTAAATGAATATAAGGAACTAAGCCATTTTCAATATCTTCAAAAGTCTGTTGATATTCATAATGTTTATGTTCACTATGAGCAGATTCTAAAGATGAATAAAAACCTAATTCCGTAAATTTTTGACCATCATAAAATGTTTTTGTTACTTTGATTTTCATAATTTTAAAGTTTTAAAGGTTATTTGATAAATCAAAGATACAACCTTTTTTGACACTACCAAATTTATTTTAAAGTTTTTTTTACAATATATATATAATAATTATAATAAGCATTGATTCTATTGGGTTTCAGGTCATAAAATAAATTAAAAATCCCACCGTAGAAACGGCAGGATTAAACCAAAAACTAAAAAACAAACTATCTTTTTGTCCTTTCATACTCAATTAAGCAGTCAGCAAAAGCATCAACAAATAACTCATTATACTTTAATCTTTCTAGCTTCATAGTATGCAATATCTGATGTATTAATTCATGGTAATATATTTGCTCTTTGCTTCGCTTAGTTAATTTCTTACCTGCATAGGTATCGCATAAAGTAATTATTTTTAAACTAAAATCCGCTTCACCTAGACAGTTGTTATCGTTACAATATTCATTGTCTATAATTATATTAATAGTTTTTCCACCCAGCTTAAAGTTTTCAGGTATTAATATACTTCCGTTCATCCCTTGTATATTATACCGTTATAATAACATTCACCATTTAATATCAAAGTAGGCTGGGCAAAAAACCCTGTCTTCGTAAATACAACTTCTATAAATCCTTGTTGCCAATCAGCGGTCTTTCCTGT